CACATCGCAGTAGGTTCAGTTATAGCACAATGGTAGTGCATCTCCCTGTTAAGGAGACGGCTGAGGGTTCAACTCCTTCTAACGTTTAAAAAGCAAAGACTGACTCGGTCATATGTGAAAAGCATCTAATACTGTAGTGGCAACACAATACAGTCAGACGTAACTCGCAAGGTGAAATCTGTTTATGCAAGAAGTTTCGTAACTGTTTAGCGACAGTGAATGGCTCTAAAGGTCAACGGGATAGAAAGCGTAGAATAGCATATGGCGACAAGACTAATGCCTGTCTTTAAAAACGGCGATGTTGGCAGCAGACTAGGTTACATAGCAATATGGATCTAGTGGAAGTCGGAAGAAAGCGGTCTCGCAAGGATCGTAATAATGTCCGAGGTGTTGTTAGGTAAGCATGTATTCTCAGTGCTCCACTATTCTAAAACACATTGGTCTACCGCCACCGAGAGGTAGTTAAAGACAATGACAAGCAACAGCCAGTGTGTTTCAGAATAGTATGCCTCGTTCGTCTAATGGTAGGGCCCTGCTTTTACACAGCAGAGACGGCAGTTCGATCCTGTCACGAGGTACCAGTACAAGGAAGGTTGGATGAGTGGCTTAAATCAGCAGTTTGCTAAACTGCGGGGTGCCGTAAGGTGCCCCGAGGGTTCGAATCCCTCACCTTCCACCATGTTTTTTAAAAGAGGAAATATATGAAACCAGGTCCAAATTATAGAATGAGTTCGATGACAAAGTCGATGTTGTCTGGGATCAAAGATCCAGAACTACGCAACGGTTGGAAACGCATGATGATCGATGCAGAATTGTGTGCAGCTATCCAGCCCAAGCGTGAAAAGAGACCTGCTGGTCCAGGTGGATATGCAAAAAATCCAACTGGCACTGCATCAACTAGGAATTAAATTCGGGGGATTGGTATACTTGGCTAACACACCTGGTTTGCAACCAGGAGCAAACGGTTCGAATCCGTTATCCTCCACCAAGATAAGTAATAGTAGGCCCTGTTAGTTAAGTGGCATAACACCTGTTTTGTAATCAGGTATTGGCAGTTCGATTCTGTCACGGGGCACCAAGATAGCCAAAACATGTTGACAGACATGTTGTCATATGTTATAATAGTTTTGTTGGGACAGAAATGTTTCAACCGGTGAAGTGAAGGGTAGATGAGAATAGACACAAAGGCGTAAGGCTTCATGCCATACTCCAAACTTACAACCATCTGAACAATGGCCGTGTTTATGTGATCCGATCCCTAATAGAATGTCATTTGTTAATCGGAAATATATGGATCTCTGTGTATTGTATATTGCACATTGTCAAAGGGATGCTGTTTATGCTACCTATTTGTCAATTGTCCGGTCTATTACTTGACCTTTCATGGACCCGTCATTGTTGTTTGAATAAAGGAAGAAAATGAATATCACACTGAGAAAAGCAAATGCTGTACAGAACAGCATCAACGATACCATCAAAGGTATCAAAGTAGATTTCACCGTGGAGCTCAATGAGTTTCAAGACGTAGAAGCTGCCATCACCAAGGCCAACTCCGAATTGGTTGCCAACGATGGTCGCAGACAAAAGCTGACCATGGCTCTGTACAACATACGTGCATTGGTTGGCACAGCCAACGCAGCCAGTGGCATTAACACAGCCCTGGCCAAGGCAGCGTTCATTGACAAACGCATCGGTCAGCTAGAAGAACTGGCCAAGGCCACAGAAATCACTTCTTTGGAAGTGATCAAGGGCAAGTTGGAAAAGATCAAGAACGACAAGGGCGAAACCAGCCGTCGTAGCATCTACGGCTACAGCGACACAGTAAGCACCAGTGTTCTTGGCAAGGAACAAATTGCACAGGCCAAAGCAGAAGTGCTTAACCTGAAAAAGCAAAAACAACAGCTCAACGACGAAGTGCTTGAGTTGAACATCAAGACAGAGATTCCTCTGAGTGATGATGTAGTGGCTTCACTGCAAGCAGAAGGCCTGCTATAACAGACCCCGTCTTACTATTTCTACGTTAAAGAAATAGCGTCCCTGTAACGATAGACCAGGGGGTACACTAGGACCTGACCTCACAGTCCCCATTTAAGGGATACTGGAAACTGCCTAGGGTTTGGTATAACGCCTTTTCCAGAAGAACAAATGTTATGGACAGAGTAACCGCTCAGTCTAGGGCTCCTGTGGTGGGAGTAGCTAGACACTTTATTAAAATATACTTTCGTCTACATTGCCCAAACCCGGGGGAGCCTCGCAAAGGAAATGTGCATAGCACACGGTACAACAAGCATAAGACACTTGTTGGAAGTATATTTTAATAAAGTTATTTTATAAATGCTTTCTGTAGTAGCTACAGTGGAACACCGAAATACTTGTCAATGTCGACCATGTACAAGGACCGGCCATGAAGAGCAGGGCTACCGTGGATTCAAGCGCCGCAGAGAGCACCTATAAGGTTAGTTTAATAAAACACATTTTGCCTAAACATAGTTTAGGTTGTAAGGACTGCACACCGCCGTAGTGAAAAGTGCAAAATGTGTTTTATTAAGTTTATCGCGGGATGGAGAAGCGGCATCTCAGGAGTCTCATAAGCTCCAGTCCCTGGTTCGATTCCAGGTCCCGCAACCAGTTTTTTACAAAGGCAAAAAATGAAACTAACTGACAGCCGTGGTCCTAACATAGATACACAAAAATGTGTAGAACAAGTAGGAGGCAACAGATTTGATCTTGTGTTAATCGCTACAGTAAGAGCTAGAGAACTCAGTCGTAGACACAAGGCAGCAGGTCATACTACTCAAATGAATGCTCCTGTGAGTGCCTTGTTAGATGTACAAGAAGGCAAGATAGGTAGAGAGTATCTTAGAAGAGTAGAATAAATTCGGAGTGTGGCGCAGTCTGGTAGCGCACCTGGTTTGGGACCAGGGGGTCCAAGGTTCGAATCCTTGTACTCCGACCACTTTTTCCAGCTGTGTTTTTTCGTGTATAAATAGTCGTATGCGAAATATCAAATTCTTAATTTGTCCTTGTTTCAGACCTGTTGGCAATGAAATGATAGAAACCTATATGATAAGTCCGGTATCTTGGATGCTTAGGTTAAATCACGAGACAGATTCTCAATCTAAAAATGATTACAAGTGGTTAACTCCTTGGTGCCTGCTAGAAGATGATTCTAACGATTTACAGAACGCACTAGATCTCATAGAAAAAGAAAAAATTGATGTTTTCTGTTTCAGCGTATACGTATGGAATCGCAAGAGGCTAATGACCTTAGCTGAAAAAATAAAAAAAATACACCCGCACATAATCACTATAGTGGGAGGACCGGACATTGATGCTCATATTAATAAGAATTTTTTCCCAGAACATCCATATCTCGATTGGGCAATGTACGGCGAAGGTGAAATTGCATTTTCATTTCTGTTAGACCATATTGCCGGCTACGATGTCGATATTATTAATGTAGTAGACAAACGAGGCACAATACATCCTCACCAGGTTTTTATGGACAAGAATGTTCTAAAGAAGAGTCCATATTTAGAATATCAAGATGAGATTAGACTGTTATGTAAAAATTTGAAAAAAGAACTCAACGGATCTAGGCTCGTTCTTATGGTTTGGGAAACTACCAAAGGATGTCCTTATACCTGTACCTTTTGTGATTGGAGTTCTGGCCTGCATCATAAGGTGAGGATATGGGGTAAGGGTGAATTGGAAGCTAATTGGAAAAAAGAATTAGCTTTGTTCACTGACATAGAAGAACTTGAAGTGATATTTTGGACTAATCCTAACATTGGGTTAACTCCGCAGGATCCTGAAATTGTCGAATACTGGTGTAATCTCTTTAGAAGCAATCCAAACTGTCCGAGACTTATACAACCACAATGGTCAAAGAGTAAAAAAGATCAGGTGTATCAATTGATGGAAAAATTTATGGAAGCTGGATTAATTACTGAATTTAAAGTAGACCTTCAAGATCTAGATACCAAGGTACTAGAATACATCGAGCGTCCAGAGATGCCCTGGGCTGAACACAAACCATTATTAGCAAAAGCAATACGCAAATACTATGAAAAATGGAACGTGCATGACACAGAAGTACAAATATTTTTTATCTGGGGTTTACCTGGACAAAATTTTGAGAATATGAAACGTAACATGATCGAAAGTGGCAGCATAAGAGCCAGAGCTCATACATTCTTGTTTGAGATTTTACCTCTTACTCCTGCGGCAGTAGATGAATACAAACAACGTTTCAAATTAGAAATACAAAAAATTATTGTCAAAGGCGACGAGATTGTCACTGTGGTTTCCAACAGCACCATGGACAAAAAGGAATGGTTTACCGGAACCGTTACTTATTATCTACACAAAGCGATAACTCAAAAATTTCATTGGAAAAACATTATAGGTAAAGAGGATATCTTTTTTAAGAATTTTCATAAATTTCAAAGTGTAATTGATGAAAGTTATGAACATTTTCTAAAAACAAATAACGTACAACTTATACAGGACGGTAAAGCCTATGACTTTAAACCATATGTAAAAAACAATTTAGAATATCTTCATGAATTGTTTTTTGAGGGAACACTGTTATCGTACGATTATAGTGCTCCACAAGTTGAAGACAAACTTCTTTTTGCTACACATTAGATCACACAGGTTAATTGCGGGATTAGTTTAATGGTAAAACAGCAGATTTCCAATCTTCGGTCAAGAGTTCGATTCTCTTATCCCGCTCCACACACACCATGCAGGTAGTAGATCAAACACAGCTTGTTCGCAAATTCAATTTTAGCAGTGTAATTACTGCTGAAGATGATGCTGTGGCCTGCAACATTATCAAGGGCATCATTGCCGACGGCAATTACTTCACCAACAGTCCCAAGTTTCAAACCAAAGAAAATATCTTTGCCAGACCAGAACCCATATGGTTGAAATATCGCATGAGCTTTATGTTCAGCCTGTTCATGTATCTCGGTCGTGAAGTCAAAGTATCAGAGATGATGGCCTGGAGTTTTATGACCAATCTCCAGGGTGCCGAAAATCGTGAAAACCTGTGGCACAATCATTGGCATCCAAAAAATCCCAATAGTAAAATGTTCAGTGGAGTATATTACCTGCATATTCCCAATGATGTCAAAGACAGAGATTACTGCGGCACAGAGATAGCACCCAACGGTGCAGAACAAGATGGCAAGTATTTCATCACTCCCACAACAGGTCATTGGATTATATATCCCAGTGATACTTGGCACCGTCCGGGCATAGTGCAGAGCACTCAATATCGTTTTGTTTTAGCAGCAGATATAGAAGTGAATGTCTAATGTTTTGATAATCGGAGACAGCTGGGGAGTTCCAAATTACCCGCCAGCACATTACGGAGATTTCAACCGTGTTCACATCGGTGATCCTCCCGAAATACACACTGAATTTTTACTTCGAAGTCTTGGACACACAGTAGTCAATTGTTCAATTAATGCCAAGGGAAATTTACCCAGTATCCTAAAAGGCATTGAATACGTGCAATCAAATCCGGTGGATTGGATAGTTTGGTTCCACACTGAAATGCTACGTGATTCTTATCTAAATGGGTTAAACAAAACCCACTATACAATCAGTGAATTACAAGAATCAATTTCTGAAATAATATATAAAAAATTTCAAGAACTAAAACAAATCAGCGGTGCTAGATCTATTGTAATCGGTGGGCAGGCTCCGGTATTGGATAGCTTTTACAAGTACACCTCAGCAGACTATGTTAAGCGAGATTGGCGCGGAGAGATTTTAAATCGTGAATTTCCCATAGTACATTCAATATGCACTCTTGATCTGCTAGACAGTCCGTATTGTACAGACAGCATAGAAGACAAATTGAAGCTGCTAGATCAACATAAAATTATTTTAGATGCAATGTCCGAATCCTCCGACTTTCCGGATCGATGTCACCCCGGTCGGCGGCCCCATGCAGAATTGTGTGTATGGTTAGAAAAAATTATTGGCTCCTATAGTTAAATGGCATAACGCATCCTTGGTAAGGATGTATTTCAAGTTCGATTCTTGGTTGGAGCACCACTTGACAAACATCAAATAAGACTGTATAATTAAGTAATACACAAGGAGCTCTTATGGATATTCAAGTTATGGCAAGAAACAGTATCAGCAAAGTGCTGGTTGAAAATTGTCTACAGTTGTTTCGAAATGAATTGAAATTACAGAACAGTCGATATTCACTAATAGTTGTTCCTGAAAGAGGAATGAGTGTTAAAGACGGCATTCGAGGCAGTGTGTTTAAATTAGGGCCAACTGTTATAGGTATGAGCATAGACACTGCGCTTGACACCGAAAGATTGATTATTGCTCTAGCACATGAAATGGTGCATGTCAAACAGTATGCTCGAGGACAGATCACACATGGAAAGAATCTAAATAGCAAGTTTTGGATGGGCAAAAAATTCCGAGGACACTATTATGATCTGCCCTGGGAAGTAGAAGCCTTTAGCAAAGAACGAGTGTTAGCCAACAAGGTGTTTCAAATCATAGACAAGGCAGATGCCAAAGTAACATCAAAGAAAAATGCCAAAAAGTGATCTTATAGAATTAACTGGTGCAGTTGAAGAAGTATTGCCTGGCAACATGTTCAGGGTCAAGGTAGATAATCTGCCCAACATTCTTACCTGCTATACCAGCGGTAAATTAAAACAGCACAAGATAAAAATTATCTTAGGCGATCGTGTTAAAATTGAAGTCAGCCCATACGATCTTACCAAAGGTCGTGTGACATATAGATTGTAAGGAGTATATCATGCCATGGATTCAAAACGTAGCACTCAGTGACATCCGCAAAGGCCAGCACATCGATGCGGGCGTCAACTCCATGCTGATCCAAATCTGCGATCCACCCGGTGATTTTCCTACCCCTAAGCATCAATTCAAAGAAGTTCATCAATTCCAGTTCTTGGACATCGAAGCCAAGGACGAATGCTTAGATGAAGAGATGCGGTGTAGTCAAGAGCAGGCCAACGAGCTTGTTAGATTGTTGCAACACGCATTAGAGCAGAGAATGAATGTCATAGTTCATTGTCATGCTGGCGTTTGCCGCAGCGGTGCTGTTTGCGAACTTGGTGTAATGCTGGGCTTCGGTGACACTGAAGTATTTCGCAGTCCTAATCTGCTGGTCAAACATCGTATGATGAAGGCCCTGGGTTGGACCTACGATCCGGATGAGCCTCACAGCATCAATGGTGTAACAACCGAGTTCGGCATCATTCTCCCCAAGGAAATAGAGTGGGCCAATGACAACGAAAAAGTTTTTGTCTTAGCCGCAGAACGCAAAGCACGTAGAGAAAGAGAAGGTGATATATGAAAACAGTAGTTTTACATCGTAGTGACATTGAAAGAATTTCTGATATTTTGGCTAAGTTCCCCGATGTCGAAGCGTTTGAACTAACACAAGAAACTTCTAGCGGTATTGGCTCAGTTACCTATGTAACATTTGCACAAAATATCAACGGACATAACGGCTCGTTTGAAATAGAAGTGTCGGGTGTGGAGAATTGGTAACTGTGGCTTTTCTACAACACCCCGTTGATTTTGGTTGACGGGGTTTCTTTTTGGTGCTACAATAGAACAATGATAGAAGTAAAAAGCAAAACAAAAATCAAAGAATTTGAAACATTGGCCCTAGCAATGAACTGGGCTAAGACTGTAGATGAGTTTGTTACCATCACAGTCAACGGAATGGAAATAGTAGGACGATTTGGAGCAGACAGCATTGTCGACGGCAAGTGCCCAGACGGTGTTGACTACACCTGGAGAAAACGTAGAATTTAAAGAAAGGAGGGCATTATGCCTAGTGTATTTTTAGTAAGCGATACGCACTTTGGACACACCGGTGTTTGCCGCTTCACACGTAACGATGGTGTTACAAAACTTCGTCCATGGGACTCCGCCGAGGAAATGGACGAAGCAATGGTCAAGGCCTGGAACGAACGGGTAAAACCCACTGACAAGGTCTACCATTTAGGTGACGTTGTGATCAACCGCAAGGCCTTGGGCATTATGCGTAGGTTAAACGGTGACAAGGTGTTGATCCGCGGTAATCACGACATCTTTAGAGACAGTGAATATCGTGAACACTTTAGAGAATTACGGGCATATCACGTTATGAACGGAATGATCTTGAGTCATATTCCTTTGCACCCGGAATCGTTGGGTCGTTTTGGTACTAACATACACGGGCATACACATGCCAATCGTGTTATGTTACCCGGATTTGGTGGTAAGATCACCGATATAATAGATACCCGGTATCACTGCGTTTGTGTAGAACAAACTCCGGACTTTGCTCCTATTTTGTTTGAAGATGTCATTAAACGCATCGAAGAAGAAGGTGGTAGCATAGGGTTTAAAAACGGCAACGGTTCTATAGCAGATTAGGACGTAGTCCTATTTTAGCGCCGGCCCCAAGGCGCTTATAAATGAGGGCAAAATAGCACCTTCGGGTGCTATTTTTTTGACTCTGTGTTCTGATATCAGCGGCATAAATATATGTGGTAGAACAATTCCAGGAGTTATAGATATGCCCTTACAGATTCGCAGAGGCACCAACACACAAAGAACAGCAATGACCCAGCCCTTGGCTCAGGGAGAACTGCTGTATGTAACCGATGATCAAAGATTATACATCGGAAACGGAACTACACTGGGTGGTGTCCAGATTACCGGATATACTAATGAAGATGCACAAGATGCCGCAGCCCTGCTTTTCAGCAATGGCGCACACACTGGAATTGCCTTTACATACAATGACGTAGCAGCCAGTATATCAGCTGTGGTCGATTTAGCTAATTATCAAGGCACTATTGGTGCAACTTCTTTCAAGGGATCTATTGTAGCTGACGATTCTACTTTGTTGGTAGACGGCATTTCAGGTACCATTGTAGGACCTGTGGTATCCAATGTTACAGGTAATGTTACAGGCAATTTAACTGGTAACGTTGTAGGTAACGTTACAGGTAATGTCAATGGAGTCATTACCGGCACAGCCGGTTCAACATTAATTGGAACACTAACAGGAAATTCCAATGGATTTCATACTGGTGATGTAAAAGGTTCGATTTTTGGCGATGATTCCTCATTATTAATTGACGCAGTCGATCGACGGGTTTTCGTTAATAATTTAATTATTACAGATAGTCTCGGTGGAGCCAACAGCCATACCATACAAGGCAACGTCAATGATCTACTTATAGGTACCACCACAGATCCAACATCAATAATATTAAATTTAGATACTGCACAAACAGGTTTATTTTTAAAAGGCGTTACTACCGGAGCGAACGCCAATCAAACCTCTCTTACATTAGCATCGGGAAGAGGTACATTGTCTGCTCCTACAATTGTACAGACCGGAGATTCAATAGGTCTTATTGGTTTCAATGCATGGACCGGCACCGGCGCTTCTCCTAGTGGTCATGCACCTGCTGCATTTATTGCTGTCACAGTTGAAGATGCATCGATCACCCCAGGAGACGCTGTAGTCGACGCTACTATAGCCATAGGTTGCAGATCTGATGCAGCCACTGACGATTTGGTTTTTATATTCAAAGGTGGATTGTTGTCAGCCAGCGGTATTGGGTATCGACCAGGGTTTGGAGGAACTATTACTCAAGGCACCGATAAATCAACGTCAGTCACATTGAATAAAATCTGTGGAGAAATTACTATGAATGCTGCGCTTCTAGCGGCAAACACAACCGTGACGTTTCCTTTTGTTAATAGTAAAATAGGAGCTGAGGCTCATTTGTTGGTCACACATGTCAGCGGTGGAACACTAGGTGCATATGGAGTAGGCGGCATTGTAACGTCAGCAGGTAACGCCACGCTTCATGTGAGAAATCTAACTAGTGGCAGTTTAAGTGAAGCGATTGTTTTAAAGTACACAGTGTTTTTAAGTTCTAACTCTTAAAGAATATTTGAAAGTATCTATGTCTCTTTCGTGCATTTTAGAAATTAATTGTATACTTTCATTATTAAAATAATTTAAAAATTCCCAATGGTCGTAGCCACTGATATCAGGCAAAGGAATATCACAAGATAGATATTCCTTGACTATCACAAAGTCCTCTGCTAAGTTCTCAGCTTTACAAACAAAGTTAACATTCTCATCGTTTACGTGAATAAAATCTACTTGATTAGTAAATCGAGTGAACCATCGAGGAAAATTAAATTCTACCTCTGGATTGCAATAGTCTGCAACCCATTCGTTGATAGGCTTCAAATCTAATACAGTTTGATTGTTCCAATCTAACCAATATCCTTCTGTGCTTACTTTGCGGTACAAACTATATATGCGCTGCCAAGGATTACGAACAACACTCATAGTTTTAGCATACGGATAGTATTCTTTCACTATACCTAGATGGGGATGATCGATCATCCAAGAGTCGGCATCACTAACATCGAAATTAGGTTTAAGCCAGTCTGAAATAATTTTCTTCATGGCCATGCCTGTGCGAGGAACATGCACGTATGCTAACGAAGGACGGCTGATATAAAAAGTACCCATAATTATTCTGGTGGAGATGAAAGGAGTTGAACCTTCACGTATTGCTACGCTAGAACCTAAATCTAGTGCGTCTACCTATTTCGCCACATCTCCTCCGATCCGGGGCAGTTGCCTCCAAGATCGGCGTAATATTTATAGCGACAGCAGTTTGTCGATTAATTTTACAACATGCAAATACAGTATTGTATTTCCTTCATCATCAATAACATTATCAGATACGTCTCTGCTAACCGCATATTTTGATTCGTCGGCAAATTTCTGTACGAATCCATTATCAGTTTCGCCGCTCTGGAATTTAAACCATTTAGGATAGTCACTGTTTTTTCCAAGACAATGTATTACCGGAATTTTTTTTGCCAATAGATATTGATCTATCTGTATCAAGGCTCCGTAAAATCTCTGCATCTGTAGATCCGGGTGATACAGATATTTTTTAAAATAAATCAATGCATCTATGAATTCTTGATAATCTATTCCTACATCTTTTTTAATCTGATCTTTTAGACTTCCGAGATCTTCTTCTAGTCTAGATCGTATAGCATCTGAGTCACTTAATAATACCGTGTTGGTTAATCCACCCTCATTACCTAACGTGATACCTATGAGATTTCTAAGATTAATTTTTGAAACATAGGGGTTATCTTCACCTAGGCGTTTGAATAAACTATGTTCGATCTTTTTCAATACTTCTGTAGGACTAATGGTTCTTATATCTCTATTCCAAGATGGCACGAAAAGATATTTAGGTTTTGAATGTAAGATTACAGCTAGGTCAAGATTTTTAGTTTTTTTAAGATCAAACAAAATTCTTTCCTCGGAACACAGGGCACACCCGCTATGTACAATTTCTGCGCAATAATGATTTTGGATCTTGGTTATCCAAGATAACTCTTGTTGTCTATGCCATTGGCAAAGACTGTGCCCATAAAACCCTATTTTCATTGTATCTTGATCATTTTAATAAGCTGCGCCATTAGATCCCACTCCCACCACTTCTCTCCGGAGTGCCAACGAACACCGTGTGCATGATGATTATTGTGCCACCCGTCACCGAGGCTGACAATATTCGCTATCCAACTGTTGGTACTTCGATCATTGGTTTCGTGATTTCTATATCCGTGACCGTGTCCCAACACGTTCACTACTCCTATTAGATGCACAGTCATACTGGCTGGAACCACATATACAAATAACCAAAGCAGTGGATCTATTACAAATAAAATCAAAGAAAACACAAAAATTATTTTAAAATAATGTTTGAAAATAAATTTATGTGTAGGACTTCGCATGAGGTCTTTGACATAGGCCACAGGTATATGTGGTATGTTCCAATCATATCCCCACCATACTTTTAGAGCCTGAGTCCAATTCCATTTACCGTTGATATAAGGACTGTGTGGATCTCCGTCTTTGTCCGATGCTGCGTGATGCTGACGATGCAATGCTACCCAACTGATAGTAGGCCCTACTGTGGATATCACTGAAATGTAACTCAGAGTTGTTTCTAACCATTCATATGTCTTGAAACTTCTATGGGTCAGAAGTCTATGCAGTGTAATCACGGAACTGATAGGACCGATAACTAACCATGCACTTGCTGCTATCATCAGTAACCAATACTGTTGAGTAGCCACAGCATACACAATAGATGGCAAGGCCACAATATGATTAAAAGTTTGTAACAGTCTAATTTTTGAATCTAAATTCATTTGCCCTCCGGCAGCATATTCCATTCTTGATCATTGATAACAGTAGGATTCCAATTTTCAAAAGCACGTTCACTGATATTTCTATAGACAAAATTTTGCCAACATTTTTGCACAGGCCATGGACAGGTTTGTATATATCCAAGTCCGTGCTGCCATTGATTATCACTGGCCGTGTCCATGTGCTGCTTCCATATATCCCACCAACGTTTTCCACCTCTTGGCCTGTTCTGCATGGTTATCAAATAACATTCGAAGCTGTTATCTGCGATGAGTCTATCAATCAAACTACAGGTTACTCTAAACCCATCAGTCATATCAGTATGTGTCATGCGAAACTCGGGAAAAGTATACAGACGATTGATCATTTTAGCCACATTGGACGGATATCTTTCATCATTGAAAACTCCACCCATAACCATGGGCTTTCCTGTACTAACTTGATACACCACACCATACCCGTGGTGATCTTCTATTCTTAAATTGTCCTGGGTATAATTGTGCCTGAGCCAATTATTTTCCTCAAGGCATTGTTTTCTAACCTGTTCAAACTCATTGTTAGATTGATAGTACACAACTATGTGCGTGTCTTTTAAATCGTATCTGCTGTGCATAGAAAATTATTTACTTAAATATTTCAAAGGACGAGTACATGCTGGCTAATGCCGTAACTAGATTAAATTTTTCCGTGAAACTGGATTCTTTAAGAGAATATTATCACACGTTAGTCAACAAGTACGATCAGTTGAAATGGTGCTGGGATAGACACGGAAACGAAATCACGCAAGAATGGCGAGAACGTATGATGCTGGATCAGAGCACACTGCTGCCTTACGGTTGGGCCATACAAAGTAATTTGGTTGATCCGACAATTCCTTGTCCTCCTTACAACATCAGCACACATCCTAGGTGTGAATATCGTAACACTGAACTGGCTTTTGGATTAGTAACCAAACTTCAGACGTTGATGCCCTATACATATCGATGGAGCCTAGTTGTACAACCCACTGGTGGCAAGGTTTCGAGACACGTAGATCAAGGAGATGAGTATACTGGTCATATTCCAATATACGAAGCAAAAAAATCAGTGTTCAAATTCTGGGATGCAGAGGATAATAGAAAAGATTTCACTATGGCAGCTGATGGCGGTGTTTATTTGGTAGATACCATAATAGAACACGAGACAGAAAACTACGACACTGATGACAGGGTGGGTCTAGTTTTTAGATTTAAAAGAGATATGCTACCTGAGTTATTAAAACTGCAAGGTCAAATATCATGACAGTGATCTATACCCCTGTAGATATTGAATTTGAAATACCCGACGAAAACAAAGTTATAGAATGGTTTCATAAACATAAAATTACAGATAACGATTATTGGGAATACCAAGAAGGGAGACATGAATGGTGTTACGTGGCATTGCGTAAACAGCCCGACAACTGGCAATCATATCAAGCATGGTTGGATTGGGCTGAAAAGCGAGAACCCATAGAGGATTCGGGATTATTTTTTCATCCTGGGTTCGAAGAATCATTTCCTGGTTTAGCTAAATGTGTGCGTGAATTACCGTTTGATCAAATTGGTACCAGCGGGTTTATCATGCAGATAGGAACTATCCCCCCTCACAAAGATGCATTTTATGATATCACTGAACCTCGTAGATATGTGATATATGTCACTGATCCTGCATATAATACATTTCATTTTGTGCATAACGGTAAAAAGATCTGGCCGAAGATAGATCCTAAGTATCGTTGCTTTGCGTTTAACAACACTGATGTGGAACACGCTGCTGATCCTACTAACAGGACCAAGATATTGTTAAGCACAGTTGGTATAATGAATAAAGAAAAACACGAAGCATTACTACAGCGTAGTATAGAAAAGTTTACAGATAAAGTTATACGGATATGAAATTAAACTACTACTGGAATAATGTGCCGGGTATAGGATTATGTAGAAATAATTTAATTTATACCAGTTTGATGTCTGATGACAACAAGACGTTTGTCCAATGGTATTATAACGATCCCGAATATCACAAGGGGCAGAATGAAGTAATCGATCCTAGCAAGATGGAAGAAAAATGGTTGCGAGAAGTTAACTACCTAACGCAGATGCGTAACCGTTATCCTGAGTTAATTCCTAAAATCATTCTAATAGAATTAGATGCGAAAAAACTTTATTTAGAAGTTGATGGTGTAGATTTCTGGAACAGAGCAGGATGTAGTATTGACAACTATGATAAAGTATTGCCAGACTGGCAAGATCAAATGTTAAACATAATTCAAGCGCATAAGTCACTAGGGTTATATAAGTTTAGTATGCATCCTAGCAGTTATTTTATAGTAGATGGCAAATTAAAAAGTATCAACTATTTTTTTACATATGCGCATCATGAAGGTCCTATTAGCATCGCAGACCACGCCAGCCATATCTACAGCACTAGACAGGACATAATGCGTACACAAATAGAACAGATGGGATTAAGTTGGGATAAACCAGAATCATTAAAGACACTACAGATGCTGTGCTTTGAGAGTTTTAGAACAAATTACCCAGATGAATTTATAAACAAGGCTAAGAAAATTTATGATTAATAAAAACGAATTGTTAGAGTCTAAACACTTCTGCATCTTACCTTTTATCAGTTCTCGTGTTTGGCATAGCCTAGTGGTGCCGTGCTGTATCAATCATGACGAAATATTTGGTGTTAGTACCCAGCAATCTCTAGATGAAATTTATTCAAATAACAATACAAAATTAACAAGTTTTCGTAAACAACTATTAAATGGCCCAACATTACCCGACAGCTGTTCGAGGTGTAGTGATTGCGAACGATCTAATGTTACTAGCTTGCGACAATCTTCTAATCAAAAATGGTCACACACATTTGATAAACTAGAATTCAATGATATAGGTGATTTAAAAGAAAATAAATTTTACCTATGGGACGGAGTTGGCTACAGTAATCTATGCAATCTAAAATGTAGAATGTGCCCTAGTTACCTCAGCTCGCGTACACGAGAGGAAGAAGTAGCTAATGGAATCGGTACTAAATCTATTTCCCCGATGCAGCAGGCATTCTTAGACAAACACAATCTTAAAGGTGATCCCAATGAAATACTAATTGAATCATTCCGAGACATCGATCTTTTCTATAAATTCTTCGATCAACATGTTGAATTTATAGAAGAAATTAAATTCGAAGGCGGTGAGCCTATGATGATGGAACAACATTTTCGAATATTAGAATTACTGATAGAAAAAAATAAAACTGATATTAGGTTACAGTATAATACTAATATGACCCGTCTAAAATTTAAACATTATAATATTTTAGATCTTTGGAAAGAATTTAATTCAGTCACTGTACAAGTAAGTTTAGATGCTGTCAGTGAACAAAATTATTATATAAGACATCCATCAAATTGGTTAGAAATACTTGAAAATATTGATCAGGTAAGGAAAGAATGTCCTCACGTAGCTTTGAGTATATATACGACTATACAAATACTAAACTGTTTTGCTGCCAGCAAGTTGCACGATTGGTGCAACAACAACAATCTTGAACATAGATTTGTATTTCTTAAACATCCGTCTTGTATGAGTTTATGTGCTCTACCTAATAGTTACAAAGAACGGGTCAAGCAGCATTGGGAGAGATACAAATCAAATACTGAAGTGGATGGATTTTTAAGAATGATGTGGGCCAACGATAATTCGAATGAGATTACTGAATTTTTAACAACCATAGAAGAGAGAGATAAAATTAGAAACGAATCGTTGTTAACGACCTTCCCAGAATTTAAGGAATTATATGATTAAAGGTATTAACAATCAGCCATACATTGATATGACTCCATACCTTGACATGGATACGTTTGATCACTTACAACCCGAAATACTTCGAGGTTTTGCAGATGCTCGAGAATTTGCCAAAGAGGGCACATGGATGAAGCCTGCTTTTAAAATAGAAGACATGAGCTATATTCCAAATTGGAAACCTATCTATAAAGCAATAGAAGAATTTTTAGCCTTGCCCGATGATAATCCTATCAAACAAGGCGGCATTGATCTATACAGAGACTTTCAAGATTTTACAGTACGCAATAGATTTACCCGATACATTAAAATGGCCATGGGAGCATACGATCCTTACATTTATTACTTCTTATGGGAACAGGGTAGTTGGGATGATCGAAGTGCTACTAGAAAACTCACCCCCGAAGCCGCACACTTTCCAGAAACAGTTGCGTGGGTAGAAAACTTAATCACCGCAGGGATATTTGAAAATATCGGACGAGTGATATTCTTTCATTGTGAAGCGGGAGGCGTTCCTTTTGAGCATAGAGACCTAGATGGCGAAAAAGGATTGCAACAAGGATACACTGATAATGTAAACGAGTTCATACACATACGTCCGAATACAAAGAAACCTTTTTATTTGTGGGATCCAGAAACTAGGAATCATACCTACATCAATAGTCGTGCTGCGTGGTGGAATGATCAAGATTGGCACGGCGGTAATGCTACTATGGAACAGAGCTACGGGTTACGTATTGATGGTAAATTTACAGAAAAATTTAAATTACTTGTAGCCAGTAAAGGTCAATAAAAACTTAGGAGCCAATCCTACATTAGAACCTGCATGCCAGGAATGTAAATCAGCGTATTGATATATGCTACCTTGTTGTTCCATATAGTATGCATCGTCGGCTGTGACAAATACATGTCCTGCCGATGGTTTACTTAAGAAACAAAAATATCTTACAAGTGTGCCTAGTTGTTCGTGTTCTTTTTCCCAAGGATTAATATCCCAATGCCAAGGTGTGCATTTGCCTGGCCGTATTTCACTGACCCAACACATCAACGGTTTAGCGTTAACTGCCATACTTATGACAAGTTCATAGTTTTTGTGAAAGTGTACTCCGGATTGATAGTGGCGATACTCTACAGTATGCTCATCGTAACCTACAGATTTTAACATTTCAGTTTGATTAAGGTATTCGTTGTAGTATGGATTATCTTTAGGTAGTTCCATGTGGCCATGACTAGGTTCAACTGTGTGAGTGCTGATCTCTGTAATTAAACTTTCACACAGCTGTTCAGTAAGTGTAGATACATGAAGTTTCATAATAGTGAAAACTCCGCTGGCAAAATACTTTTAAACAGATCTAATTTATTTTTTTCTATATTAAATTTTACTGTGATTGGAGAATATGAAAAATTGTTTATATAGCCCAACTTATTTGCTTGGTTAAGCCACGGGCTCAATGTGTTGTCAAATATAAACCTAGTATCATCGGTGTTAGATACCGTTGAAGATAGCACTATCTCTACCGGATCTAATAGTTCATTCTTTTTTAGTAAATGTCTAACTACCAATTGTACTCTAGCACGTCTACCAAAATTAGTAGCAGTATGCAGTAGTCCTGCATCCATGTCATACCAAACACCGTCTTGTTCTAACCCGTGCATCTGCTCTTTAACTAAATCTATAAGATAGCATGCTTCACCTAATATATTAAGATGATATCGATCGTCGATGTCTGCATGAGTTTGATAACAATGAGCTGAATCCAAAATAATAATCCTTGCTTCGCCTTTGTCAATAGGCAGTGAATTATATAAAGTTTCCCAAACTGTGCCTTTATACTCATCTTTTAAAATCCATGGATCGTAAAAGAAATTGCCCGTGGGTTGATTAATGGTTGTTTTCATTCCTTCGTTAGGCAATTGAAGACAAGCCTCTCGAAATAACGATGTATCAACGGTATAACTTGTTTTGGATAGCATGGAAATATTTACCCTATAAACCATGCATATAAATATTTCATGGACATTATAGATCAAGCAACAGAAATACTTAGAAAACCCATCGGTTGGATAGAGCTCGACATCGAGTTCGATCTGGATGTATGGCAGCAAGAAGCAGCACAAGCTGAACCATTTTTGGTAGAACACCGAGAAGGTGACGGTCACGAAGGTTGGCGTAGCTGTTGTCTTCACGGTATAGATTGGGATAAAACTGGTCATTGGTCTCGGTATGACAATGTTGAATCAGATTTAATTTATCGATGGACCAAGGTGTCACATCTCACTCCTTGTATCACTGAGTTTTGGAAAGCGTTTCCCACTGAAAGATTTGCCAGATTGCGATTCATGGAGTTAGCAGCAGGTGGTCATATAGCGGCTCACAACGATTCCCCAGGGGGAGTAAAGAACACAGAATTCGACATGATGGATCACATGATTCCGATCAACGTAGCGATAACACATCCCAAAGATTGCAATATGCAGTTAGAGGGATACGGTACTGTGCCTTTCTCTAAAGGGAAAGCATTCATTGTTAATATCACAAATACACATTCAGTCATAAATCACAGTGATCAACCTAGAATGCATATGATTGCTCATTGTGTTATAGGTGACAAGAAAAAAGAATTTGCAGAATTAGTTGTTCGAAGTTATAATAAACAAAATGAACGTAATTAAATTTCAGAATTTTAAGAAACCTATAGTATTTTGTATAGTTGATAATACACATATCTATACCAGTGAATGGTCAAAAGAACTGATTAAAAATATATCCGACTTCACTATCTCGAATACATTTTCAAAAGGATACGATATATTACAAGGACAAGACGAGGATATATTGTTACAGATGGCCTGTGATCAACAATATCAAGCTGCTGTGATATTCTCTACAGGTACAGAATTTATCAACGGTGATAGTTTCTATAATGAGATAGAAAAACTACATAAAGAAAAAGTGTTTATTGCAGGCCACATATTAGATCGAGCAGATGCATATTATGAACTGCACCATCAATGCTACTACATCAACCTAGACATATATCAACAACTAGGAAGCCCTCGGATAGGAAAACAACAGCTAGGGGTTAAACACCGCAAAACAAAACCCTGGCGCAGCAATGATAATATACACGATGATTATACCCCAATGCGGATATCTGGTGGTGAAGATGAAACAGACTACAACCACAAGATGCATGGACATAATATATTAAGTGTAGCATTCGATTGTGATATTCCTGTGGTAGTATTTGACAATAATATACGTCAACATAAAAAACATTATTACCCAGAAAACCAACAAGAATTTATAAATCATATACAATGGGCATATCAAAGATTCAATTATTGTTTAACAGAGTTTGTGCATACTGATCATACCGAAAATGTTAACTTTCAAGATCAAGTGTTTGAACAATTTTTTGTACCGGCCAGCGGATCGTGGTGGCAATCCATGATTGATAAATCAAAGCCTGTTACTGTAGTGATCTACGACTATAATCAAAAGGCCTTAGACTACTGGGAAATTCATAAACCGAACATCTCTAATGTCACTTATGTGTTTTTGAAAATAGATCTACTCACAGATATATATGAGTTCGATCACTTTGATAAAGAATTACCTACCTTGATAAATTTGTCAAACATCTATGCCTACGAAGCTACCAGTATTTTATACAGTCTGGAGCAGAGATTGTTCAAAGAAAATGCAATGATCACGACTATTAAAAATTACTTTTCATCTGCAACTATTAATTTTTCATTGCGGGCATCTACTGGATTCGTAGATGGTGATTTATATCACAATATTGCTGTAACAGATATCAACAATCTCACCAAGCCCACATGGCACTGCAGAGACTGGCTATGAACCATTATAATATAGATAACTGTCTTGTACCCTTTGATCACTCATGGGAAAATATAGCCATCAGCGTAAGTGGAGGTGCTGACAGTGCGCTGTTGGCCTATCTAATTTGCGACCTAGCCAAAGATCACAACGTTACCATGCACATTATTAATCATGTACGTTGTTGGAAGACAAAGCCTTGGCAACAAGATAACGCCAATGATGTATATAATTGGCTGTTCCAAAGATTTTATCACACCAAGTTTGTTCGGCATACAAACTTTATAGCACCTGAATTAGAATACGGTGATGTTGGGCCTATTCTAACAGACGAATACGGTAAAAAGGTCAGCGGTGATAACATACAACAACGTGCATATGCAGAATTCGTTTGTCACAAACATAATATCAATGCATACTACAATGCAGTCACTAGAAACCCAATATCAGTTGATCTCGGAGGTATGGAAGAAAGAAACGTCGATGCCAATGATAGTAATCAACATCTTAAGATCATGAAACATATGGATCGATGGGCCATTCATCCTTTTAGATTTGTAGATAAAAGTTGGGTTATCTCACAATATAAAAGACTGGAAATTACAGACCTTTTAGAACTCACTAGAAGCTGTGAAGGCACGTTTGAAGAAATAGATTTTACAAATTATACCAAAGGACAATATGTTCCGGTTTGCGGAGAATGTTTTTGGTGCAAAGAAAGAGAGTGGGCCATTGATCAATAGTAAAACATTTTGTATGCATCCTTTTACAGGATTAGCAACACGCGAAGACGGCGCTGTTAAAGTCTGCTGTCGAAGCCATCCTATCGGCTTTATTCAAAAAAACACGCTTGAACAAATTTGGAACAATGATACCATGCGAAGAATTCGCAGTCAGGTATTGTCCGGAAAGCGGCCACCCGAGTGTGCGCCCTGTTTTGCATTAGAAGATCAGGGAGTTGAAAGTCTGCGTCAACGACACGTTAACGGTGTTATACCCGAAGCTCGAATCAACCTCTACCCCAAAGCGTTGGCCGAGTTACATCCAGAAATGACCATGCCTTTTAACTTTCCTACAATGGAAATTAAATTAAACAATCTATGCAATTTAAAATGTCGTATGTGTAATCCCATGGATTCGACCAGCTGGAATGATTGGCAAGAAGTAGAATCACATTACGAAAAAGAAGATAATTTTTTAGTAAAAAAGATCATAGACTTAAATCTCAAGAACAAGCCGTTCTTAGACAGTTTTGTAGATACCCCTAATTGGTGGGAAAGTTTTGAAAAACTATTGCCTTACTTTAGACGTGTAGAATTTGCCGGCGGTGAACCATTGATGGATCCTACACATTATAAAATTTTAGATATGCTTGCTCCGTACGGAGACAACATCGAAATCAAGTATGCTACTAACTTGACTATGCTAGGCAAGAGCGATAGAACTGTGTGGCAGTATTGGCCTAAATTTAAAAGTGTTGCTGTCAATGTAAGCATAGATGGTATAGGAAGTAGTTATGAATATATTCGAGGAAATGCATCATGGGCGGAACTAATCAACAATATAAAACAGATACAAACAATTCCCAATGTAAGTCGAATCGTAGGGGCTGTTGCTGTGCAGGTCAGCAATATTTTAATTTTAGATAAAATGATAGAATATTTTTTAGACGATTTAGGGATTGTTTTTTATACCAATATGGTAAATTACCCTAAAGTGTTGTCACCGCAGGTGTTACCTAAATATCTAAAAATATTAGCTATAGAAAGATTACAGAATGTAATGCAACGTGTACCAGATTTTAAATACGTTAAAGAAAATCCTATTTTATTAGATATTACTCTTGGACAGATCACTGGTGTAATTAATTTTTTAGAAGCCAACGATCAAAGCGAGTTATGGGAAGAGTGCATAGATTTTAATAAAAAATTAGATTCTACCAGACAACAAAGTTTTGTATCTAACACACCGGAGTTTAAAAGATATGTTCCTTGATTATAAAAAATATCAACATTGGCCATTAATTGACGAAATATTAATTCTAGCGCAACAAGAATTAACAGTATTTCTAGCTAACAAGACTCCGTATGATATGGCTGACTACAAATGGTTTGAAAAACAATATGGTCATCCAATGGGTCCAAAGGTGTGGAATTGGTATGCAGTTCCTAATCTACGTGCGAGTCAAGAAACTGAGTGGAGTAGTTTACTACCACAGCTGACACAAAAGGCAAAGTCCTTGCCGGGAATAGTTAATTTCAGCGTAAATGCCATCGCACCAGGAGGCGAAGCTCCCTTTCACAGTGACTATGACTATGACATGCGCACTGATCTATCTAAATCAAACAAGGTATATGTTATATTAATCGGAGTCAACATTCCAGATGTTCCCGTAGACAAATGCGGGTTTCAGTTAGGTAATGAAAAAATAAAATTTAGTACAAATGATATTGTTGCATTTGATGGAGGCATTACACACGGCTCGTGGAATTTTACTGACCAATGGCGCTATACTATAAATATGGATATTAAACAAGAAGAATGGAGCCTATGACATCTGTTTGGAAAGATCCAACAAAATACAAAGACTACGATAAACTGTGGCCATTGGTCTCGATGGCTAAAAAGATTGTGGTCGGCGATGACGGCTATCCTATAAACATAGAAAAAATCAACGATCAATATAAAGGTTTTTATCTAAGAAAAGACCGACCAGAAAATCCCATCAAATGGAATGCCATAACAGTATATCAACGGTTGCCCGACTTTCAGTTTATTGCTGATAAAATAGATCAAAGATATATCTTACTCAAAAACGAATTTGAAAAAATAGAAACTGTTACGCAAGCAGTTATAAACTATATCGGACCCCAATCAATAACTCCCTTACACAGCGACAGTAAGACCTACAACGGCTCTGGGCAAGACTATGTCGGTGGCGTTATGGCCAATGGTGTTGTTGCCCCTACATATCAAATAATGATAGGTCTTTGGATCCCGCCTTTTGACAATGATGAAATAGGATTAGAATTTCCCGGACACGGTTTTAAAACTTGGAAGACCGACGAAGCATTAGCATTTGATGGTGCTTACGATCATCAAGGATGGAACAGAACAGATTTTACAAGAGTATCACTGTTCATTGATGTATTAAAAAGTTCTATAGATGAATAAAATAACCAGCGTATGGCCGCATCAGGATCAAATCAAAGTAGAATGGAACCTTGGTAAACGCTGTAACTATGATTGTACATATTGTCCCTCGGAAATACACGATAATTTTAGTCCGCATACAGATATTAATATTCTAGAATCAACTGTTGATAAATTGTGTGAACTAGGAAAACCGTTACGCATTAGCCTAACTGGAGGCGAACCTTGCGTACATCCTGATATAGAAGATTTATTAGAATACTTCAAACGCAAAGATATATTCTGGGTTAACTTGACTACAAACGGGACCAGGGGATATCGGTGGTATCTTGAAAATGAAATATTCTTCAATCATCTTGTGTTTAGTCTGCATTTTGAACAAGATTGGACACGTATATTTGATACGATTTTAAAATTCTACGACAGTACTGAACGAGAGTTTTTTGTTAACATAATGGCTCATCACAAATATATGCACAATGTGAAACTCGTAGTTAAAAAGTTTGATGAGGTTGGAATCAAATATGCTATTCGTAGAATTCGCTGGACCGAAGGTGACCACAATGTGTTTGATGATCTAAAATATGATGGAAAAGATCTACAATGGATTTTAAGTCACGATGCTACTGTGAAGCCTAATTGTAGGATAGACGATTCTCAAATTATGCATGCCAATGATGTGATCAAACAGCATCTAAATCAATTTAAAGGTTGGTCTTGTAATGCCGGACTAGAAAGCCTTATGATAAATTGGGATGGAGAAGTACATCGTGCTACCTGCAGGGTTGGCGGCAGTTTAGGAAATATCTACACAGGTAGTTTTACGGTGCCCGCTGAACCGATCGTGTGTACTAGAGATTGGTGTACCTGTGCAGCTGATATTCCTATTACTAAGATAGCGACTTAGATACGTGTGTTTCTGGTTGGCATCCGCATCTATTCATCGGGCATATTACCGATTTAAAATATACGTTAGCTTTAAACTCTTGTTCAAATGTTTCTGAAAATAAATTTATAGGTTCGCCGGCAAATATAGGGGCTTGACAACTTCCAGTTACAGACCCGCTTGGCAGAATTAATAAAGTTTCTAGTGCAACATCACAACTCCAACCCTTAAAGTAGTTCCATTTGTTCACGATGATATCGTGAGGCTTGGCCACCTTGGCAGTGCCGTCATCAAATAATACCACACTTTCGTGCATTCGCATATCTGACAATCTTGTTAACAGCCATTCACTGTTCGGTAGTCTCTTAATTCCAACTTTAAGATATTCGATCTGATCTTCTGTATAGACATCTATACCATGACCGGGAGCATCAATTACAGCCTTTGTTTCGATGAACCATGGCTGTTTACTTTGCTTCATTCTCTCAACCATGCCGACACAGGTATCCCATTTCTTAGCATCCATTAGCATAAGTCCTGTTACCTTAACTCCTGCTTCGTATAGTAAATCGCCTACAGCACATTGATGATCTATGTCAACGAATTCACTGTGTGTGCTTAGTACCACATCATCAAAATAAGACATATTATCTTTCCACCAACGTACTGTTCGACTTCCGTTAGTGATAATTGTAGTATAGACATTGTGGTGTTCTTTGATTTCTTTACAAAACTGTTCTATATGTGGCCACATAGTAGGTTCACCGCCGCCGGCCAGCATCAAATGAAATTTAGTTTTGTTTAATTTGTCTTTGTACAGATCGAACAAAATTCTAAAGTTCTTAACAACTGTATCTATATTCTTAGGATACCGATATTTTTCATTGTGTGATTCGGGGAAACAATAACTGCAATTAAAATTGCATATGTCAGTTGGAAAGAATCTGACGTGAAGTGTATCGGATTCTTGAGTTGAGATAATTTTAATAGGTATCATAATAAATCTTTTAATTCCGGAAATGTTGTTCTATAATCTGTACCACGAGTGATATCACATCTGGCAAGGTACTCTTGAAGCATGGGAATTTTATGAGACCAGTCTTCCTGTTGCATATACTTGACTAGACCTAGCCAACGATTTTGCCCCATCGGATCGTTGAGAAATCCTTGGTTGTTATTTTGTGACTCGACAAACTTTATTATTCTATTTGCAGCTATGTCTTTGATTGATTTAGGCAAACATCTCACATTTAGATAACTAGGAAAATACACCAAATGTAAACCTATCATACCTGCACCGTTAGACACATTTATTTTTTTAAATTTCTGCCGATGCTTCCATTCAACAAACTCAACTAAATCTAGAACATTTAATAACTGCACTGCACAGGCAATATTCACAGTGACATTTTCATCAGTGTTATCTAATATTTGAAGATGGTGTAATACATCATTCCACTTACTAGGATATCTTATATAATCATTTTTTTCGAATAGATTATCGATACTAAAATTAAATTTAACAGATTTAAAATGTCGCCACAAATCAAATAATTTAGAAGGTAATTCAAGTCCGTTGCTGTTGTACCTCAATATGCAATTTTTTGCATTACCGCTGTCAACCATAAACTCTAAAATCTTATAGTGTTCAGGAATAAGCAGTGGCTCGCCTCCTGCAAAATATAATTCTTTGATGTTGCTGGCTTGATCTTTCATCGTGTCTAAGAAACTACCCTTCTGATACCAAGTGTAGTCATAACTGCTATCCCATCTTTGATCAGTTTGTAGTTCGATATTTTTATATGTGGGATATTGTATTTTCCAGTCTTTGATCCATGCACTACTATCATGCGGAGAGCACATTACACATTTCAGTTGACACATGTTCCCTAGTCTAAGATCAAAATACGGAATGTTTACAGGTAAACTACCATCGGTATCTGTGGTTTTTATTATAGATGATAAATCTAACCTTTCCTTCCATACTTCAGTTTCCCATTGTCGCTTGCTTACTATTCCGTTGGCTTCCTCGACAAAACATTTTTTACAACTATCGGGTATTTCTCCTCTAAGCATGGTCAGTCTAGTCTGTTTCATTTGATCACTGTTCCATATTTCTTCTAGAGAATTATTTCTAAGATTTAGAGAAATGCCATTTTTCTTAACAAGTCCTATAACTTTTTCATCAACATCACCAGCACCGGATGCATTGGCTGTACAACATAACCTTACATCGCCATTAGGCCTAGTTGCTAAATGTATCCAAGGAAGGGCACAGATTGTATTAGACATCAAATTTTGTAACTTCTAAGAATTGATCCGTGCATCGACTTATCTCTACTTCCTGATGAACGCCACATGATCTAGAACATATGATATTTTTGTTTTGTCCTGACCACATATCGTTCCATATAGTTTGGTAAGCATCACTGTCAACTATGTTTTTTATTGATCTTTTGAACGTGTTTACTTCTCCTAAAATATCGACCATTTGTTGATGCTGTTGTTGTATTTTTTTCCTAACAGCAAATGCAGCATCGTCGGATATATGTGTGTATGGAGTGTTTGCCAACCAACAACATGCAAATAGATCACCATGAGCATCTATATAAATTTCTTTGGTTTCCAGTACTTGACATTTTATTTGTGAATCTGCAACTATTTTTTCATAATTCTCTATGGTTTTTCTATCTATGAATTTCATAGGAGTGTCTGTTGGCGGCTCTACGAAATGCATGATACTGCCTTTTTTATCAACCACCTTTACTGCAGGTTCTAGTATAAATCTGCTACTTTCTTTATGATGAAAACTTTCAAATCCCAACTGTTGACTTAGCAATCTAGCCTGTTCTATTTGATGCTGATTGTGTTTGAATCTGATAAATGCCCATTGAGCTTTACCTCCGGCATCTATAAAAGCCTTGGCATTTGCAATAACATTCTGGTAGTTGACTCCTACTCTATATAGATGGTTGGTGTCTTCCAATCCATCTATGCCAAACACCACCAAATGATTATCCGGTAATGCGAGAGCTAGGTCTTTCCACCATTGCGGTTTGCGCATGCCTCCATTGGTGTGTATATGAATCTGTATTTGACTGTTGATCCCCTTGGCGTATTCGCACATTTGAATAACGTTGTTATTCATAATAGGATCACCAAATGTACCACAAAAATAAAACCCGTATAACTGGCGTAGCACCTCCGGGGACATCACGGTCTTGAATTCTTCTAGAGTCCAATCCTTGATTTTGATTAACGGATTATCTAAACCACCGTGAATGTTGCGTGAACACATAGGACAACTGGCTTGACAATTATTGGATATTTCTAGGTGTATTTGACGGAGATCTGAAAATTTAAACATCTTACGGTATTTAACACAATTATATTAGCACATTTTTAGTCGTGGCTTTGGCTTTTGATAAATACTTGACCGACCTGCAGGAGCATTACAATGATTACAGAAAATACGTTCGACTCTAAAGACATTAAAAAAGCCATTATAAAAAGCCAGCATTGCCAACGGAACTGGGATCTCTCTAAAGATATACCCCAAGAGCATCTTGAAATACTCAAGACTTCTATCACACAAGCTCCTAGTTTACAGAATGTTGCTTTTTATAAAATACATTGGATACAAGACCGAGAAATCATAGAAAAAGTACACGGTTGTACTCACGGTGCTCCGTATAGAAAAACCGAAAAAGGAATATTAGTCGACCCTAATCCCAAAGAAGATGATCATTTGTACGACATGGGAGATACTACTCAGTCGCAGGTGTTGGCAAATCTTGTAGTAGTATTTGAAGAATACTACAATGTAGAAGAGTATTTTAAAGAAAAACGCATAGAAGATAAGCCTAAAGACTTCGATAAACATGTAGCAGTGGGCATTGCTTCTGGTTATCTTAACCTCACTGCTAACCTTTTAGGTTATGAGACAGGGTGTTGTATCTCTATGAAACACGACGAATTGAAAAAAACTCTAGACATGCAAGGGAAACCGTTGTTGGTAATGGGAGTTGGATTTAAACAACAAGGTGTTAGTCGTAGATTGCATCACACAACACCTGAAATAAAATATCCAACTAATCCGAGACAAGAAATACCTGTTGTAGAATATTAAATGAAGGTCTATTATCAAGGAATCTCTCTAAGAAATCTTAGAAAGATTAAAGATCGATATAAAAATTTAATGCCTGAGGTTGAAACAGGTGTTACAGAAATAATAGAATTTAGAAAAGACAGTGTCGAATCTCAATGGATCATCGACAATATCTTACCCGATGTAGAAAAATATACAGGTAGGAAACATCAGTTTCACAGAGCCGTAATATTCGGTCAAGGACCAAATAGCCATCCTATAGAACATGTCGATGGTTTCTGGCCGCCAAAACCCGATGCTATAATATGGTCCTTGAATATCCCTATTAAAAACTGTGAGAAGGGCGAAATGGTATGGTGGGGTGGAAAATTTGATGTTTCTACTATATCTAATGCACCTGATTACGATAACGGATTTAAACCAGAAACTCGCACCGACGTTAAAAAATTAAATTCTTTACAACTAACATGGCACGGGGACAAACATCTAATAGATCGGGTGGTAGTCGATGAACCAACCATAGTCAAAGTAGACATTCCACACCAAGTTATCAACAGCAGTAATAAGGTTCGTATGTTATTAGCTGTGAGATTTACTCCTGATCTCATAATATAACCATCCAAAAATTTTACTCGATAAATATTTCTATGAAATACATCGGTAATTTTTTTAATTGGATCAAACCTGAATGGTTAAATGAAGTCATTACTCATCCCGGGTTTGAGATGCCCAAGCATAGTTTACGCAACGAAGCACGATTCAATCCAATACTTAAATCATACATCAAGGATGTAGATAGAGTACTATCCCAACAAGAATACGATCAACTTATCACCGAGCTCGATGCTATGGATTCCAATGATAATGTTGTAAGGCATGCCAGGATTCATTCCAACTATCTCGATCCCAAGAGAAAATTAGACGAAGAATACGGCATGTATCATGATGCAGGCTACGATGTTTGGGCCGATCATTTTAGATTGATGGAAAAATTTGATGTCAGCTTTGATATCCTAGAAGATCCTCCTCCTTTCTTAGATTGGAAGGATAAACATATTACATGGTGGTTTAGCAAAATGGATCCTGGTCATATCATGCCCATGCATATAGACAAAGCAGATCCCAATATAAAAATTCACAAGTATTGGATGCCTTGGACTAACTACGAAAAAGGACATATTTTTATGGTCGAAGATCGTGTTATTACTGATTATCGAGCTGGGGATGTTTTTATGTTTGAAAATCCCGGAGCATGGCATGGTGCAGTAAACATAGGTCATAGTCCTCGAGCAATACTACAGATAACTGATTACAAAATTTCAAGAAACTTAGACATTGTATGAAATACCTAGGAAATTATCAAGACTGGATTCAAACATCTTGGATAGATGATATTTTATCTATACAGGGATTTGGCGCTCCTAAAGAGTTTAATATAGATAAAGAAATCGCTCTTGGTCAACGATCTACTATGCACGAATCAGAAAGAAAGGTGTACAAGGTGTACGGCACAGACAAGATTTTTTTCTATCTATTAGAAAGCAAGTGTCTAGATTTTGATATACAACCGCCATGGTTAAATGAAAGGTTTGATTGGTGGGTTACGAAGATGTATCCTGGACAGTTTATTCCCGTACACCGCGACGGTCCAAAACATCTCAAAGGTAAACGATATTGGATGCCTTTGCAAGATTGGCAACCGGGTCACATTTTTATGTATGAGAATATCAGTATCACAAAATATATCGCAGGCGACCTATGGGAATACGAAGATCCGCTGGCTATACATGGTGCTATAAATATCGGGCATAGTCCTAGATTAATTTTACAAGTAAGCACAACCGGAGAAACAGTATGAAATATGTGGGAAATTTCATAAATATAGTGGAGCCTAAATGGATAGAAGAACTGTTATCTAAGGACGGGATGTTCCGACCCAGAGATGGTAAACAACCAGATTCTTCCGAAATGGAAGAGGAATATAGTATAGCTAGAAAAGCAGGCTACGATGATCAAGGAACATATTTTCAAATGTTTGATAAAACCAATGTATCTTTTGAAGTGATTCCCCCTTGCGGGAATCCGTCAAATTTTCATTGGTGGATAACGAAAATGATGCCTGGAGATTTTATGCCGATGCATAAAGATCCTCATACTATGTATCAACTAAATTGTAAAAGATACTGGATGCCTTTACAAGATTGGCAACAGGGACATATTTTTGCTTATGAGGATGAGGTCATAGTAAATTACAGAGCCGGCGATGTATATGAGTATGAAAACTCACAGGCGTTGCACGGAGCTGCCAACATAGGGTTGACACCAAGATTGGTGCTTCAATTTACTACTCATGATTGAAATTAATATAAAAAATTTTTTAGATATAGAACGTCGATCTTTAAATTATCACACCATACATTTCAGATCGAGATATGATCCGATTGTACACACTGATGACTTTATTCGTCAGTATGGAATATTTAAAGATGTTTGTTATAGTTTCAAGGTATATTCTGATCATGTTGTGCTTCCTGAATTTTCTGATAATTATTTTAAATCAGTAGAAACTATTACACTCGAAGACTGTTTGACACAAAATTATGAATCTCTTGAAATTATGATAGATTCAGAAAATATTCATAAGGTTGTGAACGGCCGCCACAGATTTTTACGCATACTATCGTTGTGTCTCGATAATAAAATACCACTAGATAACGTTAAAGTCAAATGTTTAATTTTAGGATAACATGAAATTTATAGGAAATTACAGCAACTGGCTCAAACCTGAATGGATCAAATACGTTCTTGAAAACGATGGCAAAGAAATGCCGAAATGGGAATTCCAAGAAAACGGAATCCTTGATGCAATAGCACGAGGTGAACGTGCTGAGTTTTGCGAATTTCAAAAAAAATATGAAGAAGTGGGATACCGACATGACTCGTTGTTGTACTATGTGTTTGAACAGGATAACTTTCCTTTTGAATTAACATTACCACCATTTGTAGATTTAAAACCCAACCAAGGAGCATATTGGAATCTTTTCAAATACAAGCCCGGCCATCTATTGCCTATTCACAGTGATAGAATTCCTAAATTCGAAAAAAATTGTGTTAGATATTGGATGAGTTGGTTAGACTGGCAGGACGGACATATATTAGTGTATGAAAATACAATGGTGGCTGACTACAAGGCGGGTGATACTTTTATATTTCCTGATCCGTTTGGAGTTCACGGCGCTGCAAATATAGGTCTCACTACAAGGATCACTTTTCAGATTACTGTGTTTGATGAAGCCTAAACTTTATATCTTTGGTTGCAGTTACAGTACAGGAGAAGAACTTCTCTTAGATGAAATACAACAACTAAATCAGCTGAGGCTGGATACTGCACACGACCCCAGGATCTTTTTTCATGCACTTGAAAAAGACGCGGAACTGTCTAGACAATACCAATCACTGATAGACAAACAAAAAATATTATCTTGGCCAAATCTGTTGGCTGGTATGATGAATATAGATTGTATAAATCTAGCAGAAAGTGGTAACAGTCTCGATAAGATGCTTTATCAAATTTCTATTACAGAATTTAATAGCAATGATATGATAATCGTTGCCTTAACCAATCCTTATAGATCTATGTACTTCAGTGACACTGCTAAATCATTTCAATTACCTGGTTTGGTCTGGCCTGTAAAAGATCGATTACTTGGCGTCGGAGCCAACGGTAATTTAGACTATGTTGTTGGTAAAGAAGAAGACAAGGCTATTCTAAAATGGTTTAATGATGACCGTGTAATATGGGATCAGATAAAAAATCTTTCAATGTTAGGCTACCTACAAACGTCTTTAAATCTTTTTGTGATTCCTGCAATGTCTCGAAAAACATTTGAATTAAAAAATTACAACTATCCAGTGCTGCCAGACCTATATGATGAGTTAGAAAAAACATTGTGTATTACTGATAAAAATCTTGATGATTTTATAGTAACCAGAATGCCGTGGGGGCATCCTGACAAATCTGCACACTCTGCATATGCCGAACACTGTTATGAAATATTGCGGCAACTATAAACATCTCATTAAGCCTCAGTGGATACAATCAATACTTGAAAGCAAAGGTACATTGATTACTCCGTTTCACGACTACGTAGACGATCCAGCATTAGCAGCTGCCCTTTTGGAACAACGATATATTCCAGAAAGAGTCGATGCTAAAAATCAAGAACAACAGAACCTGTTTCTGTCTGGAGTCTATAACAGTAATTTAATCATGGCCGAAATGTTTACCGCAGATAACTTGCCGTTTGATCTAGAACTCGGAGAACTGAATAGATTTCTCAAAGGTGATTGGTGGATCATTAAGCAGATGCCTGGACAATTCATGCCTATCCATAGAGACACAGCTAAACCAGTAAAGAACAATCATAGATTCTGGTTTCCATGGATCGATCACGAGCCCGGTCATGTTTTTCTACATCAGGGAAAATTCATAGATAATTACAGTGCAGGGGACCTTTTTCAATATAATCAAGACGACGATCTGCATGGATCGGTTAATATTGGGCTAACTCCAAGAATAATAATGCAAATTAGCGAACACGTGATCACATGCTAGATAAATTAAAAACTGAATTAATATTAGACTGGAGACAGTGGGTTGACCATTTTGATAAATTCGTAGGCAACAATCCCAGAGACCCAGAAGAAAAATTGTGGCAGTATCGACATCATCAAGACTACTGCACATGGATGATCAATGACGAAAATATCTGGACCATAAGTTATCAATACGTGCATTGTTTAGACGAATCTGGAAAAATGTTTTGCTTACAATCCGATGTGGCAAGTAAAAGAACATCTCTAGAAAACTATCAAACAATATATCAAGCAGCAGATAAAAATCATTTACCGATATTAAATCACAAAAAAATCATCGACGGCGATCTTCTTTACACAGAATTTTCCAGTCCGCAAAACTGTTTAGGATATCCGCCGGCTTATAATCTGATCGAGATCATGACTAAAAGTCAAAATGTCTCAGAAGAGTTTACAGCGTATCTAGTAAAAATAATTGATGCTCACTATTGGTTAGTGGAACTGTGTTTAAAATTAGATTTACCTTTCTACGAAAATCATCATGTTCTGGTAAATCATTTTTTATACCAAGACGAAATTTATTTCAAAGATACGTTATTTTATTTCACATCAGAAAACAGACAGGAAATTGAAATGATAGCACACAGTTGGATGACCACCCTTGACGGGTTTAGAAGAGCACAGGGAATAATTAGTGCCTATAGATCGAGAGATGATGCTTCCGAGGAAACTGTTAAAGAAATATATCAAGCAATTGATAACTTAATCGATTATTCTTATACAAAATGTCAAAAATTAAAGAATTAAACAGTGTTATCAAGCATTGGCAAAATGACGAAGCTGTGATTTCTCTTGAAACTAATTTTTATATTTTTAGAGAGGCCCAAGGTACAGGTACTGAGCTGTACTACGACTTTACCACATGGGAATGGAATTCCCATACCATTAAAATTTTAGAGGTAGGTGTGCATCCGGAAGCCCCAGACGACCGTGAACAATGACATTTTTTAATGTGTTGAATCTGCCCACTATGATCTCTACACTTAAATTATAATCACTGACCTGTTGTTTTACTTCTTCTTCTGTGAACGCTGCTAAAAGACTGTTGTAAAAATCTTGTTTGAAACTTTCAGAGTCATTCCCTGCATACTGCTCTACAATCAGACGAGCCTTCGATTCTGATTCTGGTCGCAACATATCTGTCACTAGAACGTTGCTTCCTAGTCTACAAACAATTTTCCAAAACTCTTCAGGGTCGTGTTGGTGATGCAGTGTATTAGTAGAAATAACAACATCAGCAGCGTTACGTATGTTTTCAAATTGAGAACAAAACAGTTGAATAGGCTGATCTATAACACGTTGTCGAGCAAGATCGATCATAGGTTGACTACCATCATACCCGGTAATAGCTAAATTGGGGTAAACTTCACTGAGTGCTGAGATGTATTCCGCTGGGCCGCAACCGAGATCTATCACTGACCCAGTGGTGATCGATACATATTCTTCCCATTGTTTCAAAAACGCCTTGATGCTGTATGACTTATCTCCTTGCTGGAATGCTTCTACCTGCTGCAAGGAACTCATTAATTCTGGTTCGATGGTTCTGCGCATATATTTGTTCCTATCATAACTCTGTCTTGCCCCTGGTTAGGCAAAGTTTTATGATTCAACCAGCCTGGGAATATTATTAAATCCCCACTCTCTCCATCTATCTGTTGTTCAAATAACGTATGGTAAGTGTTTTTGTCTATGTGATAAGGTTGATGTTTCAATAATGTAGATAGCGGATTTTCGTAAACTATATTTCCTATTCCGGATTTTTTACAAAGATAAAAACTAGAGGTCATGACTCTGGGTGCATGATTATGAAGATCAATAAACGAATCGGATTTGTAGATGTTGCACCACATTTCAATTACCTTAGGTTTGAAATAAGCATCATATCCTATGTCTTTCCAATATATTGCAGCATGATGTTCTATGAACAATTTTATTTCTTCGAATTCTGGCAGTGTATGCAGATCTCTTCGATCCACATAGGTACAAACTCCCTCTCCACGCATGGATCCCTGATTGTTTGATTTCACAGATTCGAAGTCGATAATATTATAGAGATTGTCAACTATAGAATCAAGGTCGCCTTGATATTGTGTTTTATAAATTTTAACAGGAAAAAGATCAACTATCATTTTTTTAAAGCGTATGCAGGTATTGCATACTCCTCTCCGTTTAGGTTAATTTTTACGTATCTAATCTTGTTAAAATCTAACACAGCATTATCTACAGTATCTAAATTTAAATTTAATTCTTGATTTACTTCTAGGCCATGGTAGGCATACAACTGCCCATCATTAGATATCTTTACCCTACAGGTAGGAGGACCAAAGGGTTTGTCTCTTGTGACCCAATTCATACTCACAGGAACAAACCCGTTTTCAGGAACTCCGTCGATGATTGCGGTCTGTGCCATACCCCATTCCCAATCTTGAGATTCGCAGGGCTTTGCCAACCAGTCAAACGCAAATATAAAATCTCCTTGTTTACAAGGTTTAGGATCAGCAGGAGTTCCTCTCCATCTAGTAAACGCCATCCAGGATGCCTGTGTGCTGTTGTCGTCAAAGCTGTCTATTCTTAAACTTGGCTGTTTGAAATTTCCTTGATGCTGTATCTTTACAGCAGTACTCTTTGTGTTTATAGTTAATGGAAAATCGTAATCATATCGGCATCCGCCGCCAGTGCCATCAAGAAAACTTTGATTTGTTCCTTTCCATTCAGGTGTGTGGTTAGAGCCGTAGTCTATAATAATGCTGCCGTCTTTGATAGTTAATAAATTTTTTTCTTGTGGATCGAATGATTTGTATTGAGGAGCAATAATAGTGCCGTCTGGTGCTATGGTTACAAACTGCTCCTTGGATATTCCTGAACAAGACCCTAACACCAACGAAGCTGCAACTAAATCTTTTCCCTCTAGAGCCGACTTGTCATCAACATAAGCTCCAATGAAAGCTGCATTTACAAAAGGATCTACTTTACCATTTGTGTACGCATTAAACTTTATTACTCCTAGGCTGTCTTTGTTATGAACGACTTTGGGATTCTCAATACTGCCTCGACTAGCAGCTAATCGCAGGGAAGGTTGCTTACCAAAAAGACCGTTAGTAACACCTTGTATTGTTAAAGGAGTGGCAGAACTATCACCTTTGATTGTGATTTCAATTTGTTCATTATTCACTCCTAAAATTTGATTCTGAGAAATAATTGTATACTCCGGGGATATGAATAACTACTTATACAATAATAATCTATTAATAAGACAATGCGACTAGACATTTCACCAATACGTAACAATCTATCAAGCCTTCAATTGACTTTAAACAGCCCAAAAAGTATTGTGATAGAGCAACTTGAAAAAGAAAATTGGATTGAACATAAAGAATCCAAGATCAAAGCCAACAACGGGCATGATAATAGATCAGTATTACCACAACCGCAAAGCCCTGTGTTGAAAGATCTTCTGGCTTTTATCAGTTCAGATGCAGTTAAAAGACAAATAATTGCACAACTGTATCAAGACTTTCCTCATATTAGTTCGTTATGGGAGGGATGGTCTCAGGATCAAATGAACACTCATACTGTTTGGGGCGGACAATTTTTAAAAGACAATCCAGGTTTTTATTTAGAAACACATCTAGACACCAGATTACAAGTGGCAACTGGCCTAATATATTTCAATGACACCGATGATGTCGACTGGTCTACATTCTATTACACCGACAAATCCAAGACAGATGCGTTAAGAATTTCCAATAACTTCGGGCAAGGTGTACTACATATTAATGATCATGATACTTGGCATGAGGGATACAATAGAACAAACAGAGATAGGTACTTAATGATTGTGGGGTTGCTAATAAATGTCTAAAGATTTAAAATTTTGGATTGATGAATTAATCAAACCAAGAACAGAACTAGGAAACTTACCAGTCTGCCCTTTTGCCAAGGGAGTCGACTTTGACATAATTCAATCCTCCGGCGAAGATATCGTACCGCCTAGTGAAGATTTTGAACTTGTTGTGTATATGTTACCAGAAGATATCACAGTAGATCAAATAAATCATCTATCTGAAAAATATAATCAACAATACCCCGATATTATTTTTCTGCCTGACCATAAAGATAGAAAGACTTTTATTAATGGGGTACAAACCAACAATGGCAAACACAATCTTTTACTGTGTCAATTGCGATCACGATTAAAAATAGCTAGAGACAAATTGAAAAAAAGCAATTACTATAGCTATTGGACTGAAGACTACCTTAAAGAAATATTAGATCATTAATCTAATTTCAAACAGGACAGTTCTAACACTGTATACTCTTGAGAATTCTCTATTGTGCTGACAGCAAACTCGGCCCATTTAAAAAAAGTTTGATCATCATTTTCATGAACACCAGTTTTAAGTAATGTCAATGCAGGATATTGATGTCGCATAAGACATTGCCAATGAGCAGTTTCTAATTTTCTTTTATTATCAAGATTTACTGATGTTTTATCTAAGAACACTGTGTTAATGGAACTAATGTTCACTATACGTTTGTTGGGTGTACCTTCCCAAATATTCCAAACATCATTGAGCAAATTAATTTGATCGAACGATGTATTTACAAATATGTCACAGTCAATTATTGTCTTTACTGCGTTCTTTCTTTGCTCTGAATCAGAAAGGTCAAACCCCGTGGCACGTGAGATGCCCATTACCGAATAACCTAAATTAGAATATGCGGCAGACATGGCTCGACCGACTGGGCCAAGATGAGCAGTGATAGCTACTGTTTTCATTAAATATTTCGCAAAACATTATTTAACAAGGGCATTATGAGTATCTATACAAATTGGGATCCGTTAGAAGAAGTCATCGTAGGCAACTGCAATACTGAAATACCATTAGGTTGGAATATTGAATCGGAAGCACGTCCTTTAATAAATCGAATATTACAAGAAACCAAAGAAGATTTAGATAATTTAGCGAAAATCTTACAAGGACTAGGAGTGAAAGTTCATAGACCTATACCGCATCAATTTCCAGAGAAAATAGAACTACCGACATTTAGCGTGTTCTATGCTACTAATCCCATCGTTCCGAGAGATCAATATCTAGCCTATGGAAATACTATCTATCAAACGTATACCAGTATGCCTGATAGATATTTTGATTCATTTAATTATTATGAAATATTTAAATCCATGTACGATCAAGGATACAATTGGATCAGCCAACCGCCTCCGATGATTAATAACTTTGAAGGTAAGAAATGGTTTGTTGACGGACCAACAATCTATGGAGAGGATTACAAAGACAAGGTGTTGTGGCATGCTGCTACCATGTATAAGTGCGGTGATACATTAATAACCAATAACGCAGGCCCTGGGTCTCAGGCAGGATTGGAATGGATGAAGCGAAATATTGATACTAACTTCGTCAACAATTCCGGAACCATAGTAAACAATTGGGGTCATATAGATCACGGCTTCTACATGATCAACGATGAAACTGTGGTTTGTATGAGCGAGACCTGGATTCCTCAATGTCTAAAAAATAAAAAAATAATCAATCTCGAAGGAAAGTTTGATAAGTTTCCTTATCAAGATTTTTTAAAACAGACCAGTAACGTTAAAAATAAAAATCATATGTCTCTTGAATGGTTAGATACTTGGTTGCAAGAATGGAAGGGATACGCTCAAGACGTTGCTTTTGAAACTAATGTGTTGGTTGTAGATCCGCAAAATATCATTTGCTCGGCTGTACAGCCAGAAGTATTCGAACTACTCAATACATTTGGTGTAACCTGTCACGTGGCTCCGATTAGACACGGACTATTTTGGGAAGCAGGCATACATTGTTTGACTCTTGACTTGAAACGTAAAGGTGATAATCGATCTATCGTCGCAAAGAGTTAACAAGTCTATCCTGTAGCATTTGAAAATATTCTTGATCAGCATTTAACGGAATGATCAATAACAAATGATCAAGTGATGGGGTCCACAACCCCGGGTTCAATCCGTTGGCATAATATGTTTTCTCAGCGGTGTCGGGAGTGTTGAGATCGAATAACAATCCATAATTTGTATAATCGTATATAAAATTATGATTTTTTAAATATTCCATTACCTTGACAGTTGAACTTAGTGTATCATTGAAATTTGCTAACAAGTTTTCTTTTTCTAACACTTCAATGTATTTCGTTGTGCAATATATTCCACTCAACGAAAAACTATAAGTGAATCCATAACTTAGAAACCCATGCTTTACAACTTCGTTGACATGTTCAGAAACGAAACAGGCGCTCAGCGGAAAGTATCCTCCTGAAAAAGATTTTCCACTTGTAAAAATATCCGGCGCATGGGTTTTTTTAAAACCAAAAAATTCACCAGTTTTACCTCCACCTGTGGCAATGTCATCATATATTAATAATATATCGTGTCGTTTGCAAATTGATTTTAATTCATCCCAAAAATTTTCACTGTATTTTTTTAGATGATTAGACCAACTGCATGGCTCGATGACCATGCAGGCAGCTGTATTTTTATAAGATTCGATCTCTTCAAGCATCTGTTGTTCGGATTGTTCTCTTGTAATCTGCTTGCAAAAAGGATGAGGAGTCATACTTTTCGCCATGAAGCTTAAATTTCCAATACTGGCAGTAAGATGCGTACTACCATGGTATGAGTTTTGAATCCCTAATATATCGTTACGTGTTTGATTCTTACACTTATGATATAACATAGCAACCTTGATAGCACCTTCTACGGCATCACTGCCCGACAATGCAAATACTGATCGGTATCCGCCACTCAGAACAAATAACTTTTCTGTGAGATTAATTACAGCTTCGTTGGTTGTCATGTATTCACCGCTGACGAAAGGATTCTCTAGCATCTTCTCATGCACGTATTCAATGATATCGTGTCTATCAAACCCCAGCAAAAAGGCGCCGCCGTTGCCTAGGCTTAGGTCGATGATTTCTTTATCATTTTCTATAAAACCAAATCTGGTGTATCTTTGTATTTTTCTGGTTTGAGAATGATCTTTATTTTCGTTAAATGGGAAAAGTAATTTCAAGTTTTGAGTGTTCATAGGAATTTTAATTTGCAGGGTATTTAGCTATCGATAAATATCGTAAATGAAAAAAGTCTATTTAATACAGGCAGAGATTACTTCTGGCCCGTCCAATGAACACTATCTGCCGTTTTCAGTAGGCTGTATATGGGCCTACGCTAATCAGTTCAGTGATATTCAAAACAATTTTATGTTAGCGGATGTGATTTGGAAACGTGAAGGACAGCAAGATGTTTTGGATAAAATAAAAGATCCTGACGTAATAGGCTTTAGTACCTATGTTTGGAATCACAATTGGAATCTCACGTTAGCTAAAAAAATCAAACAACGATGGCCTGATTGTTTGATAGTGTTCGGAGGCCCTAGTATTAATGAAAGTTGGCTGATACATGATTTTATAGACGTTGCTATGTTCGGCGAAGGTGAAATGGCATGGGCAGACCTTTTAAGAAAGTATATCAACAAGGAACCAATCGACCGCTATTGGAATAATCCTAGACAACAGGATATAGCAGAATTTCCTAGTCCGTATACTGCAGGATTTTTTGACAAAATTATAAAAGAAAATCCAGATGTCAGCTGGTATATGATGATCGAAACCAATCGAGGGTGTCCTTATCACTGCACATTCTGCGGATGGGGTGCAGATTATCTTAATAAATTAAAAACGTTTAACCTAGAAAGAACCAAGGAAGAAATGGATTGGGCAGTGACTAACAACATTCATTGGTTGTTTGTTATTGATCCGAACGCAGGCATATTAAAAGAACGTGACGTTGAGATCGCATGGATGGCTAGACGTGCTATTGAGGATCCTGTGAGTAAAATTCGTAGAGTCACATTTAATCATGCCAAGAATCTCAATGAAGCTTGTTTTGAAATAGAAAAAATAATACAAAAATGGACCTATGGATTGGAAATGGCTGTGCAAAGTATGAACGTGCCTACTCTAGAAGCCAGCAAAAGAAATAACATGGGAATGAATAATCTAGAACGTGCCTATGCCCTGTGTCAAAAGCACGGTATAAGATACTATACCGAACTGGTATTAGGTCTTCCTTTGGAAACCAAAGAAACATTTATCAACGGGCTTTTCACTATCATGAAACTAGGGCAACATGATTCTGTAAAAACCTACCCATGCACGGTTATTCCCAATTCAGAAATGGCCAGTGAAGAATATCAAACCCGTTACGGGATAAAGTTAATACACCCACGAGACATGTACAGATCTAAAGAAGAAAGAATATGGGACGATGAAGATCACAGCTGGGAAGACATCGCTATGGTTAGTGCTACAAATACCATGAGCAGTCAAGACATGGCAGATACATTAGCCTATCATTGGATGTTGGCACAGTTTCATTATTCTGGTATTACCCAGTTAACTTCTAAATATCTATATCACATGCATAACATAGAATATAGAGATTTTTATGACCGACTATATCAATATCTCAAACAAGATACCCTAGGCAAAGCATTGATAGATTCTGTTGAAGAAATCTTGACAAATTATTTTACACATGGTGAAGTTCCTAATCAAGAGAAATATCATAATGTGGTTGCATTAACTCTGCCCGAAACATACAAATTAAACTATATCATAGAGAACAAGAAACATTTTATTGGCTTAGGTTTTACTGTAGGAGAAAGTTTTAGAGAAATAGAACAGAGTATTGTAGACTTACAGACAGCATTAATGAAAGACGATAGTCAAACTTATCCTCACAAGATCTATTCTATTATAGATGTTGATAGATGGGTTTATGAATTCAGTGAATATGAGATACACAAACACGACCCAGTGAGTCACATGCATGATCAAATGTATACTAAATTTCTTATGAAAACTGATATTGTTAATATTAACAATCCATACCAACACCAAGACGTTGAAGATACGTATGATGGGAACAAAATTGCTGCACACGCAACTATTCCTATTATCCCTATTGTCAGCACAACAGCAGACGGAAGAATTTTATGAACTTAATTGGTTTTAATAATTCTAACATAAACAGAATGTTAGACTCTATTGCAGGAAAACATCTGCTGCCTACTGTGTCCTTGTGTCATCATTGTCACAGGCATATTCCAGCATGGCGATATGAAAAAAACAACAAAGTCTACATGGTAAAGAGTTGTGCTATTCACGGCATTAGCCATCACCTGATCGAAAATGATTATGAGTTCTACTCGGGGCTGTACTATACACAAGATAATCCCAAATACAATATGAATGGCGGAGTGCTTATAGAAGGCAGCGATAGATGCAATCTAGAATGTCCTCACTGTTATCATTTGCCAGACAATGAAGTCAAAGATCCGTCTATTGAAGAATTGATTAGACAAGTGCTAACTATGCCATTGGGTGATCCGGACGGTGTACATCGTATCATACTTGCTGGGGCAGAGAGTACTCTCAGACGAGATTTTCCAGAAACTGTGGCTGCTATACGAGGGCTTCACCCAGATATTCATGTTAGTGTACTAACCAACGGCATTAGATTCAACGACAGCGATTTCTGTAGACGTAGTGTAGAAGCCGGACTGCATGCTGCCAACATAGGACTAAATCATCCTGACTATATCAACAATGAAACTGTGAGAAGAAAACAAATCACTGCCATAGAAAACATGATGAAGGAAGATGTTTCTATAGGATATATCGGATACACCATGGTAGGATTCCACGAACTAGATTACATACTAAATGAAATTTGGACCAATGATTGGACTCCTAAGACTTTCAGAATCAGACTAGGAGCCGAGATTGGTAGAAATGCTACCACTGAAGTCTCCACAGTCAGTGATTTATACAATGCCGTTGAGCAATGGTGCCACGTTCGAGAAATACCTTTTAATAGAATCATCGAAGCAGACAACAACATATATCATGTGATGGTCGAGATGGGAGATAAATGTTTGCGTTTGATCAACTGGTGTGATGAAACCAACATCGACATGGAAGAATTGCGTAGTGGTCCGTGGTGCAACTTTGTACCTGACGGCATTACAAATTTTCTACATCAGGTTATCCGCCGAGACATATGGAAAAACAAAAGCATACCATTACCCGATGCGCCGCCTCAGCGATACTTGTTAGCCAGACACCCTACAAAAGATCCTCTGGATCTTCTTAATCTACTTTAATTGCTTGCCGATTATCATAAATCGAGTATACAAAGGTAATTCAAGTTCACCTGCCCAATATATTTCTTCTAAATGACATTGTTCTTTAAACTGTTCTAGAGTGTTGGCAGTACGAACGTGTTCCGGAATATCATAGTTGTTGCTTTGTAGTATCAATAAACTACTATAAGGCATACCACTTAACCATAGATCGTATTGGTCTTGTGTGATATGTTCACAGCTGGTATTGATAACAACGTCGGCATCGCTGCGTATTTCACACATGTCTGCGGTAACTGCATGAAACTTTCCTACCATTTCTTCAATCTTGTTCATGTTAATGGCAATAGGTTTGCAGATAGGATCAATGTCAATGCTACGAATGTTAAGTATCGGAACATCGCTTTGAAATAGCATACTGGCTAACACACCTACCCACCCACCGTGAATGTCCACTGTAACAAATTTCTTTACATGGGTACGAAGATTTGTAATCAACCACTCTTTACTTTTAAGCTGGCCTGACCAGAATGCATCCATGGTCCGCATGGGATCTGGACTTTGACGGATAGCCTGCATCCAATGATGTAAATGTTCAGTGTTTATTTGCATTTAGGTATTTTGCTATCTGCTGAACTTACACAACTTTCTGTAATACACGATCGAGATTGAGAAAATAATTTAAAACCCTCGGTTAAGGTGCCTAATGGTGCATCATGACAACTATAACTCCTCTTAACTTCATTACCTCTTATTATAACACTTTGATAACCGGCATTGCAATTCCAATCTTTAAATTTATTAAAACCAAATGCATTAAATCGTTCTGCTTGATCAAATAGATACTCCTTTCCATCTACATCATACAAGGCTATTTGATAAGTGTCTTCACCATTTGCACGTTGTGGAAATCCTGTCTGCATCTTGTGTATCATATCTTCTGTATAACCGTCCACAACCGCACTCGCCGTGGGATTGCTTTGAGGCTTTAGTGTTACATTGATTCCGCGAGCATGAAAACGTTCCATACGAGCATACAACTCATCAAACTTTTCTGGCACCATTACTTGATTGATAGTAACGTGTACTAGTTCATATTGTAACTGTAAACACTTGTCGCCGAACTCTTGCTCCTTGGCAAACTCATCATGAAAACTGGCAGTGATACTTCTGCGTTGCAACAATGCTGTATTGGCACACCAAGTGTTCCACCATTTGCTTCCCGGCGACAAATTGGTAGTCATATGAATACTTTGGTAAGTACTTTCGAGCTCGTCTAGATGTTTTACCAATTCTGGTAATTGTTTATATGCTGTTGGTTCGCCGCCACTGAAACTCCAATGGAATTCATTGAACCCATTTTCACGAGCCTGTCGTTTGATTTCATCTATGGTATTCTTATACACTTCCAGCGGTTGATGATCAATTCGGTCGCTGCGAGCATATGGCCAACAGTATGAACAGTTATAATTACAAAAGCGGCCCAAAATCCAACTGATAGAAAACAGTGGACGGCTCAACATTGTACGTTGTCCAAAACGTACGATATCCCGGAATGGTATCTTTGTGAAGTCTTGCGTCATAATCTGACAGTATTTAACTACAAAAGTCTTGACCTTTTGCGTTTGCGGTTATATACTGTATGAGTGGTCGTGAGTGGAACATGGCATACCTCCGGTCCGTTGTGAAACGCATTTGGGCAAGGGCAACGTCTTAGACATCGCTTTGTAGGTTCGAATCCTACCGACCACACCAATTACTATTATAAGTAGTAGAACATAACTT